GGGATCTTCTTTGCCCTGTTTTCAAGCTCGGTCTGAAGAGTTCCCTGAAGCCTCTTGATTTCCTCGGCCACCTTCTCTTCGAGCTTGACTCTCTCCTCCGCCGTCCCTTCGTAGAACTGCATCCAGTTCTGGAGGTATCTGATCCGGTGCGTTGCCCCGATCCTCTCTGCGCTCGAGATTTCGGTTATTTCTCTCCCCGCCGCTTCGAGACGAGCCTTAGATTCAGCTTCCTTTGCGTCCATGACCGCCTTCTTCCTCTCTTCATAAATCTTCTTTTCGAGGTCCGCGATCTCTTTGTTTATCATCTGAGAGACTTGAACCCTCTCCTCTTCAGTCCCTTTGAAGACATTCCCGAACATCGTGAGGTAGTTGATCTTCTGCTGGTAGTTCATATGTTCGAAGCTGAGGATCTGTTCTATCGTCCCTTTCGCCTGTTCGATCCTCTCTCTCGATTTCGCCTCTTCTTCCTTTATAAGAGTGCCCAGGCCCTTTAAGATCTCCTGATTCGCCGCGCTTTCCACCTTCGTAACGTAATTCAGGATTTCCATCGCCGTTTTGTCATCGACAGAGAAAAGATTCTTGAGGAAGCTGATTCTTCCAGTCTCAGGCAGATCTCCGATCAGTCCTTTCATGAGTTCCCATTGAGAGATCGCGGATTCGCTCAAGGCTTTCGAATCAGCTATCATGACCTCGAATCTGAGTTTGAGAGCGTCCCAGGAAGAGATAGTGTTCTCTTCGATCTGCTTCGTTGCGTTGACCCATTCCCTGAGCCAGGCCGGGTCTTTCGTCTCCTCCCAGAGCTTCTGATAGACAGAAGCAATCGCTTTCTCTCTAGTCTCGACTATCGAGAGAGCCTGTTCGAGTTCGGCCTGAAGATTTTGTATCTCTGGAATCCTGTCTATTTCTTCTGGAGCTATGGCCCTCTCTTGCTGAATCTGAAGTTTCTTGTTTTGAAACTCCCGCTCAATTCTCAACTTCTCTTCGTTCGCCTGTTCGAGAAGCTCTCTCTCTTTCGCGAGGTCCTGCTGAAGCCTCGCCACGGGATCGACTTTTTCAGTAGGTTCTCTCAACTTCTCTCTGAGAGAGGCGACTTCAGTTATCCATCTCTCTTGTTCGGTGAAGTAGTCGGATGAAACCTTTGAGAGTCTGGAATAGATGTTTTCGATGCTCTGGGCTATGCCGAGAGCTACGTTGAGGCTTCCCTGAGCGACCGCTTCATCGTAGAGTTGAACGAGCCGCTCGATCTCCTTGACGTATTCGGCTATCTCGTCCTTAGCCGCGGCTGTTTCCTTTACGGCTCTCTTCGACCAGAAAACGTAAGCATTCCAGTACGTCTGGTTCGCCTGTCCTGCCGTAACGCTGTCCTGATACATTCCACGATAAAGCCCGGCTATCTCTCTGGCCAGCTCTCTCGAAGCGTTCGCCGCTTCCTCGCCTTCCTGCTTGACCGTGTGGTAATAGACCCTCGCTCTTTCCGTGATCTTGTCGAGCACGGTGGCCGTCTCTTTCGTCTCGACCGAGAGAGAGGCTATCGCGTTCTTGTACTCGTCGAAGTATTTCGTCTGTTCTTTCCCGGCCACGACTGTGTAAAGCCAGAGTTCGAGGTTCGCATTTGCAAGCTGCCTGAGTTTTGAAGTCGCCTCCTCGCTCGCTCCTTTCTCCAGGAGAGCGTTGTATTCGGCCCTCAACTTGTTGATTTTCTCGGTCTGTTCGATCTCCCAGGAGATCTGCTCTTCCTGCTTCTTCTGAACGAGGTCGAAGACCTGCTCGGTCGTAATCCCGAACTCTTTGGCCTTCTCCCCGAGGAGCTTGAAGACGTTGTAATCCCCCGTCTCCCTGTACGTAGAAGCGATTGCAGACAGGATCTCCGACTGTTTCTCCGAGAGGACCTTTTCGTAAAGGTTCGCGTGTTCTACGTCCTGTCTCGTCATCGCGGCTCTGTACTGGGAATAGATCGCATAATACGCCGCTTCTTTCTGGGCGAGATCTTCATAGAACTTCTCGAGCCTCGTCTTTGCGGTTTCGTCCGGCTCGGGTACTTTCTTTAGTTGCTCCTGGATCTCGGAGGCTATCTGAGCGTATTCGTCGGCCAGGAGAAGGAGGTTCAGGTTCGTCTTCTCGATCTCGACCGAGTATTCGTACTGCGATTTCGCGTAGGAAGAGAGCTGTTGCGCCGTCCTGAGAGCGTCTTCAAGCCTCCCTTTTTCCATGTAATCAGCGTGTACCGTCTTCAGTTTCGTTATCTCGTTCGTAACCTTATCTAGCTCGCCGGAGAAGAGAAGAGCCCTGCCTTCCCACATCTTCCATGCCTTGAAGGCTTCATTTGCAGCGTCGGAGCTTTCCTCCGTGTTGTAGAAGATTTCCTTCCATGTCGAGGCAAGCTGCCTGGCGAGAGAGATCTGGTCCTCCGTCTGCCCCGAGGTTATCGCCCTGTTGTATCGCTCGATGGCTTCGTCTCTCTGACGGTACAGCTTCTCGAGAGTGTCCTCCGCTTTCTCAGTCATGGAGAGGACCTGATTGAGTGAATAGGCTGTTTCCTTCTCTATCCTGGCGAGATAGGATTCGTCCCCGGTCGCAAAGTAAGCATCGACGAACGACCTAGCGAGGTTCTTTCTGGCAGCTTCGAGCCTGTCGAGGAGGACCTTGTTTTCCGAGCCCGCGAGATCTTTCTCGAGGTCCTGGATGAGCTGCTTCTCTTCTTGAATCCTCTTATCGTATGATTTCTTTCTCGATTCGACGATGTTCTCGAAAGTCTCCTCTGCTCCCTTCCTGATCTCGGATAGAGCATCGAGTTCTGAAGCCGCCCATGCCTTAGCTTGTTCGTCTCCCTGCCTCGTGGCATAGAGTCTGATCTTCTGGGCGGTGGAGTATGCCGACTGAAGAGATCTCTCGGCCATTTCACGGTCATATTCGCTCTGAGAGTCTTTGAGAGATTTGTAATCGCTCATGAACCTGTTGAACACGAGCCTTTCGTTTGCGAGCCATTTCTCCCAGTAGCCCTGCATCCCCGTGCCGATCGTGTCTTTGATCTTTTTGAGGTTGTCGATCAGGTTTGCCGTAGCGTCTGCACTCTTTCCCGCCACGGTCTTGAGATCGGCAAACGCCGTCATGCTGAGGTTGATTTCCTCTATCTCCGAACCTGTTTCTCCGAGCGACTTGTTGAGTTTATTTACTTCATCGTCGAAGTTCGTCAGGATCTCGATCGGGAGGAGCCTGAAGATATTCGCCATTCGATCGGCTGTCTGCTCAGGGCTCACCAATCCGGCTTCTTCCATATTTACCAGTTCTTCCACGGCTTTGATCTCTTTGCGTATCAGCTCGAGCGTCGTGGAGGAGATGGTGTTGTTCTCGATGAGTTTCGCTCCGTACTGGTCCAGGAAGGACAGAAGCCTTTCCGTTTCGGTTCTCGCTTCGTCTCCGAACACCCCGAGCTGCCTGATCTCCGAGATCTGGTCATAATACCCGGCGATAGCGTCCCTGAGCTCCTGAAGGTCCGCCAGCTCGTCCTGCCTTCTCCTGTATGCGACCGTGAGGGAATCGAGTCTCGTTTGAGCGGCCTGAATCTGTCTGCCCTGTTCCTCTACCTGAAACTGAAGCTCCTGTTTCCGCATTTCGAGTTCGGCTATTCTCGCCTCTGTCTGAGCCTTGATCAGCTCGATGTTGAGCTTGATCATCTCCCCTTCCATCTCGTACATTCCGATGAGTTCGGGGTTCTGATCGACGAGCTTTTCTATCGCCTCTCTCAGTCTGTTGTAATCGCCTTCTCCAGTTGACACGGCGAAATTATGTTCGTTGACGAGGCTCGTCAATTGATCGACTGAGTTCTGGAAACCGTCGGCCTCGCTCTTCACTCTATTCAATTCATCCGCGTACATTCGTAGAACGCCGTTCGCGCTTTCTACCTGTTTTCCGACATCCTCTACCGCCAGTGAAAGAGCCCCGGTATCACGGTCGAGATCTATAAACATGTCGCGTAACTTGTAGGAATCGTCCAGGATCTCGACGATCCCCCTGCCAAGAAAGGTGAGAACGTCTATTGCGCCCTCGAAGGCCGGATTTACTTTCTCCCAGAGGAGAATCCCTATCGCGCTCCAGGTATTCGACAGGACCTCGAGCTTGTTTGCCGTCGAATCGACCATCTTTCCGTAAGCGTCCTCAGTAGCTCCGGCTCTTTCTCCCATGTCGCCCATGATGCGGTTGAAGTCGTCTAGCTGCGCACCGGTCAGGGAGAGAACGGCTCTCAAAGCCCTGACGTTCCCGAACATTTTTGCCAGCGATTCGCCGTTGTCTCCGGCCTTCTCGCTCAGTTCCGTCAGGAAGGGCAGGAGTCCTTTCGTGTGAAGGGCAGTCTGTGAGAGTTCGATTCCGTATTTCGCGGCTTCCTCTTTCGCTTCCTTTGTGGGATCGAGGATCGAGACAAGAACCTGGTTGAGGTACGTCACGGCGTTTCTCGCGTCGATACCTCCGATCGTCATGGCCGATATAGCCGACACAAGTGTCTCGAGATCAACGTTCAACTGGGCGGCTGTCGGAATGATGTTGCCCAGGACGTTCGCGAATTCGTCGTATGTGACCTTTCCCTTATCCACGCCCACGAAGAGGATGTCGTTGATGTCTGCAACGTCTCTGACCTTCATCTCGTAAGCGTTGAGGATGGTCGTGTTCAGGTCAACGGCGGTCGCAACGTCGCTCATCCCGGCGATAGCTCCCTTCGAGCTCTGCTCTATGAACTCGAGAGAGTCCCCGAGATCTATGTTCGAGGATATCGCCTCGTACATCGCCTTCTCGAGAGTGCTGATGCTCTGGGGAACGTTCAAGCTCATGTCCATGAGAGCCCCGGCATAGGAGCGGATCTGAGACTCTCCTATATCCAGGAGCGTCCATATTCTGCGCATATTCTCGTCGAAGTCGAGGAACTCCTCTTTCGCGGCGTTGATCGCCTTTCCGACTCCGTAGATCGAAGCTCCCAGGCCGACCCATCCCGCCAGAGTGCCGAGAACGTTGCTCATGCCGGAATAGAGGCGGGAAAGTCCCGCCTCGGATGTTCGTGTATTGAGATCAAGCTCGTAGTATAGTCTATCTACCAGCATCAGTATCACCCACATGGACCCCGAAGAAAGCGGCCAGTGCCTGTTCCGCGTTTTCAGGATCTTTGATTTTCTTCTCGCTGTCAACCGAATTCAGCATGATGATCAGCGATTGGTAGGATGTTTCCCAGAAGATCTGATCTATCGACCAGCCGAACTGCGAGAGATTGAAGGCCAATCTTCCCCAGTTCGGAGCCTCGTTTACATCAGCATCTTCGTTATCTGCGAAAAATTTGAGACATCGACCAGCCTTCGATACTCCTGAACAATCGCTTTCATATCGAAGATGTTCAGCTCGTCGGTTATCTCTTCTATCGAGAGAACGTGATCTTTCACGGTCCCCGGCTTCTTTCCGTCTATGATGATCTGGATAAGTTCAGGTACAGCGTCGTAACTCGCAAACATCTGATCGATGAACTTCTTCGAGAGCATCGGTATGATATTCGCCAGGTCTTGCTTGGATTTCGCCTCTTCCAGTTCCTTTGCGAACTCGGGATTGAGAAACATTCTCTCGGTCTTCTGAGCCTGTTCGGAGACGTACCTCATGAGTCCGATGCTTGGAGGCTGTATATAGATCGTCTTTCCGTTGGAGAGTTTGATAGGTTTGGGTGTCATCGACACCGCTTCGAACTCCTTTCTTTCCTGTTCCTTCAGTTCTGCTGGGTCTTTCGGCATTCCTCTTCCTCCCTTCTCAATGTAGAAGGAAGCCCGGTTTCCCGGGCTTCTATTAAACTGTTACTTTCGTGAGTTTCGGTGCGGCGAAAGTTGCCCCGCCAGCCAGAGCCGTCTCGGCATGAGCCTCTACCACGGTAGAACCGTTCCCCGCCGCCATCGCGGTAACAAGAAGCTTCGCGTCGTCGTCCGCGTTCACGGCTGCCGCCACTTCAAGAGCGGTCGAAACAAGTTCACCGTCATCAGTCTCGAGGCTTACAGTTATATCGGTGTCGGAGACGGTCACGTCGAGAGCGTTATCCCCTGCCCCAGGATCAACGAACGTGACTGTGATCTCGTTCCCGTCAGGCCCCGCATCCACGGCTGTGAAATGAACTGCGCTGTTCGAGTCGGGCGAAGCGTTGTCGAGAGTCAGCTTTGCCTTCACGCTCTCGGAGGCGAGCGATACTACCATGAGTCTCACAACAGCGTTGCCGTCGTTATTGACGTTTATCTCCCCCTCCGGTCTTATCCTTGCCCGCGACAGTTCGATCTCGTACTTCACGCCGTTCATCGTCTTCGTGACGAGTTTCAGAGACTTCGTGACACCCTCAGAGACTTCATCAGGCAGGGTCAGGATATCGTCGTCCGGGACCTCCCCGATCGTCCCGTTGAAGAGCAGTTCGAGATTGTCGAGAGAACAATCCGCGAGGTTGATTTCCATCTCACGCCTGAGTTTGGTGGAGATAATCATCTCAGGTTCCACGTCCTGATCGTTGTCTATCTCCACCTCGGTCGGGGTGGTCTGTCTGAAGATCACGCCACCTTTCGTCTTTCCAAGATCGTTGTTCGGTGTGCCTCCGGCATCGCCATAGTACACTTTGTCAACTGCCAGTATGAATTCCGACATATTCCCTCACCCCCTCGCTTATGAGGAGACTCTGGTTATCGTCGGCCCCGTGGTGTGCGCGAGGTTCACCAGAAGCAGCCTGACTACGGCGTTTCCATCGTTGTTGATCGTGATCTCGCCCTCCGGCCTGATTCTCGCTTTCGGGAGAAGCACCTCGTAATAAACCCCGTCGATAGCCTTTGTGGTGAGCTTGACGGCCTTCGTGGTTCCTGCGCTGACAGTAGTCGGGAGCGAGAGAATGCTGCCGTCAACCGTCCCGTTAAACACCAGCGCGAGGTTATCCAGTTTGCAGTCGGACAGGTTTATCTCCATTTCCCTTCTGAGTTTCGTGGTGATTATCGCCTCGGGCTCGACATCCTGGTCGTTGTCGATTTCGACTTCCTGAGCCGCGTTCTGTCTGAACACTGCTCCGCCCTTCGTTTTGCCGAGATCTATGTTCGGAGACGATCCCACGTCCGCGATCTCGATTTTTTCAACGGCGAGTATAAAATCGCTCATGTTGTATTCCTCCTCTATTGCCCGCTTTCCACAATGCGGACGTTAAATCTGAGTTCTTTGAAACTTTCCATCGGCATATCCGGGTCTATCAGGGCAGCTCCGCAGGACAGAGGCTCGAAGTAGTACACCGTGCCTCCAGTTGGTGTCAGGGCTGCCGATAGAGCCGTCATAACATCGTCTTTCATGGTCTCATGGCCTGAACTGTCTATCATTCCGTTCGCGAAAAGGTCGCGGTGCATCAGCACTTGCAGGTATCCTCTCTGGATCGGGAAGTCATACATCGAATTTCTGAGCCGGATCACGCACGAGGGATTCGTGTACTCTTTCGGTCTGTTGTTCTTGAAGACGTTCGCTATCTTCTTCTTGATCTCGACGTATGCAGCTGAGACGAGCTTGTCGTCCATGAATTTGATCATTTTCTCACCTTCCCTAACGCCTGTTCGATGAGTTCGGGGAGTTTCGCTGCCGACTGGGAGATCACGTCGTAACCTTTCGCTTCGACGAAGACTCCGTATTCCATTCCGGCGTAACCGATCATCTTCACGTGGCCGGGATCGGATTCGATGGATTCCGCGAACTCGTCGGCCTTCTTCTGGGCTGTCGGGTGTCCCCTGTCATGAAGGACGTTCTCGATCTGACCATTGGCCGCGACCGCATATCCCGTCGAGTTTCTGAGGTTCCCGGTCCGGTCCTTGTAGTTCCCGGTGTCTCTGGCGTGGTTGGTCGCGAGCTGACCGATGTAGTGCGCAGCCTTCACAGCGTCTCCGTCCACCCTTTCACGAACTCCATTGATGAGCTTTTGAATGCCCGCGAGGTTAAACGGCAGATTCATGAACGATCACCTCCCTGTGTCTGGGATAGGTGAGAATCCGGGTGACTTCGTACCTCTTCGAGTCGATCTCGACGCGATCGCCCTGAACAACGTCTTCATCGTTGTGAAGAAAGAGAGTCCAGTAATCCATGTCCTGAAAGGCCGTCTCGGTCACGAGATAGTAAGTGTTGTGCCTGCTGGTTATCCCGGGCTGGAAGGAACGGTCCTCGATCTGGAAGGTGTGTATCGTCTCGATTCCCTCTATCCAGTTGCCGTTCGCATCTAAATACCCTTCGGCCTTGCGGAATACCGCGACGTTCTTCATAGCGACGTCATCCTCGTGCGCCTTCGATACCTGGCAGAGATCTCGGCTATCCGTCCCTGGATTCCCGATATATCGAGAGTCTTTGCGTATGCGCCTTCCTTGAATGTGTTGAATTTCGAATCGTCGGGGTTTCTGAGAATCGACAGCAGGACCTCCCTTTCCGAGAGATCGAGGTACTTCTCGTGAAGAGAGTCCGAGGGATCGTATGCGAGAGACGAGATCCCCCCTGCTAGAGCTATGAATTTCGCGTATGTGTCGTCCGCGAACAACTTGTTTTCGTCATCCGCCATTCTCAGTTTCAACGCTTCTATGAACGTCATTTCATCACCCCTCTTTTGCTTCTCCGGATTCCTCCTCGACGATCTCCATCGGCATGATGTAGCCCTTTTCCTCAAGCCTCTTCACATCGCTTTTCTTCACGTCGGAGATCTGGCCTCTCTTGAAGCGTTCCTTCCCGAATTTCACGTTCTCAAGCCACTTGGCCTTTATGGTTGATTTCTTGGCCATTGAAAATT